CCACTACATACTCCCGTATTTTTTGGGTTTTTCGCAGGTGGGTGTGGGCTGCGGTGTGGCTCGAGACGAGTGTGGTGACCGTAGGTTGTGGATACCGGCCGGTAACTTACCGTGGGGTAATAAATGAGCGTGTGGTTTGGTCACTCTCCGTGGTTGTTTTGCTCACTCTGAGTGGTTGTTGCTCGAGGAGGGATCGACTCCCGCCTCGCTGCGCTCGTTGGGCTGACGCCCTCACTTCGTTCGGTTGTCCTCGAGTGGTCTTTGACCACGCTGCTGGGGCTGTCGCCCAGGCTGGTGACTGTGTTTGTGCTTGCGCGTCGGAGGGTTGGCGGCGGGTGGTCTAGTGCGCGTTTCCCCCCGTCGGGTGCCCTCGCTGGCCGACTGCCGGACCTTACCGATGTCCACTCGAATTCAATTACTGTTTCAACCTGACGGCTTACTCACGGCAACGGTTCCTACTGTGCGCTTGACATGACGCGTCAGGTCGGTCCCCGTTTCCGGCCACGAAAACCCTACGCGCCAGACAGAACAGGACTGCTGCGGGTTGCGATCCCCAGCGAACCTCCCGGTCGGCTGGTTCTTTCAAACTCGTCCCCCACACCATACAGTAAAGAACTGCTAGTTTGGGTTGTGGAAGGGAACCAGTATGACACGCGTAGAAGAACTCATGGGATCAGTTGCCCGTCTCGGCAACGACATGCTCGTCGCCCAGGCTCGAGCCGCACTCGAAATCGACGGACACGACCCCACCCCCGACTTCTGTAAAGCCGCGTTCATTGGCTCGGCACATGTTGAAGAACTTGCCCGCCGAGCACACGACGCTGGAACCTTGACAGCCGCTGAATCGGTGGCCTGCCAATCCGTAGCGGCGCTCTCCATGCAAATTTGGGCGACCCTACACGACATCCTGACCGGAAAGATCGCATTGTGAAGCGACGCAAACAACATTTGACCTACAGCCCCGCTGTTGAAGAATTCCATGAGCGACTCCTATGGGAAATCGGTGACCTCACAGAAGCCCTCACAAAAGCCAACGAACTCATCAAAGACCTCATGCTGGTTCTCGACCGGTACAACCAGCCGGACATACCGAACGAAAAAATCAAACGGAACCCTGCTGTTGTTCGTGAAGCGCGCAAACATCTTTCCGATGTTGTTTCGTGTGCGTATTGCAACCGATCCGGCAACTTTTCATTTGACCCGGACGGTCGAGCGTGGCACATGGATCACATTGTTCCACTAGCACTCGGCGGCGAAGACAAATTGGGCAACATTGTGAAAGCATGCCAGTTCTGCAATTTGAAAAAAGGCGCAAGAGAAATGCTGCCCACAGACGGTGCTATGACTGCTAGTGGCCGCCGATACCGGAAACGCGAATTTGAGGAACTATGAGCGACGCGATCACCACCGCCGAGGCTGAGAAGCCGGTCCTTATCAACCTGCGAGTCACCCGGCCGTGGCGCGAATTCGCTCACGACACCGCCCGACAGCACGGAATGAACCTGTCACAGTTCATTGTCAAACTTGTTGAGGATGCCGCCTGGAAGAAAGTGGAATCTGAGCGTCGTGGCTGAACGCAAAGTGTGGAAAGACGCCGACGAAATCGCAGACGGCATCGAGGGACGCAAACCTTCTGCACCTCGCCCACCGAAACTTGTGGTTGATGCGGTCGCAGACCTGCCGATTGTCAGCAAAGCAGAAAAACAGCAGGCCGCGAAAGCCCGCCGAGCCGCCGACATTGAAGAAGCACGGGTTCGCAAGACCCTCGACAAGCAGGAAAGAGCACAACGAGCCGAACAATTGAAGGCGTTGGGCGAAGACTTGTTGGCTCGAGGGGTGGCGTCACGCGAAATCCTCCCCAAATTGGCGCAATCCATCATCGTTGACCTCGGTTTGCGGCTTGTTTCGGGTGAATGGGAGATCAAATCGGCTGAGGAAGCAACCAAAGTGTCCAAAATTTGGTATGACATCCTCCGTTTGGAGATGGGGCAGGCCACAACGATCAACGAACAGCGTGTCGGCTCCCCCGAGGATCGCATGTTGCGTCTCGAGGAACTCAAATTGGAAGCAAAACGGCGTGTCGAAGCCGGATTACGCGCCATTGGGGACGGCAACTCATGACATACACCGTTTTTCACGGCAACAACCTAGAAATCCTGCCGACGATCCCCGACAACAGCATTGACAGCATCGTGACCGACCCACCCTACGAACTCGGTTTCATGGGCAAGAAGTGGGATGCGTCAGGGATTGCTTACAACGTAGCGTTGTGGCAAGAATGTTTGCGCGTCCTAAAACCGGGCGGTCACCTTCTCGCGTTCGGCGGCACCCGCACCTACCACCGCATGACCTGCGCCATAGAAGACGCAGGCTTCGAAATCCGAGACTCCATCCACTGGATCTACGGATCAGGATTCCCAAAATCAATGGACATCAGCAAAGCAATAGACAAAGCAGCCGGAGCCGAACGTCAAATCGTAGGAACAAAACGAGTTTCTCCAAAAGGGGTCAGCGCAGCAGAAACACGAAGCGCAACAGCAGCAGGAGCATTCGGCGGAGAAACAAAAGAAGTTAATATCACCATTCCAGCAACAGACGAAGCCAAACAATGGGAAGGCTGGGGAACCGCACTCAAACCAGCACACGAACCCATCGTCCTCGCCCGCAAACCCCCAGAAGGCACCATCCTCAACAACATAAACACCCACAACACCGGCGCACTCAACATAGACGCCTGCCGCATACCACTCCAACCCGATGACACTTCCGCAGCCGGACACCGCACAGCCACCTTCGGAACACAAGACACGATCAGCGGAGGTGACGGCTCAGGGGGCTGGACACAGGACGAAGGAGGCCGCTGGCCTGCAAACGTGATCCACGACGGCTCTGACGAAATCGTAAGCCAGTTCCCCGACACCGCCGCAGGGAACCGCCCTAAGACCCGGAACGTGTCCTCGTCCTTCAACGCCAACACGCAGCAGCAAGGATCTGAGAACGCAGGCCGCCTCGAACCCGGCTCCGCAGCCCGGTTCTTCGCAGCGACCCCGTACGGCGACGTGGACGAGGCGTCGTTCCTGTATTGCGCCAAGCCGAGCAAAGCCGAACGCAACGCCGGACTTGATGGGATGGAACAACGATCTGCCGGAATAAAAAACAGTAGTGGACGAGGGTTCTCCGAAACCGACCCGCACCGCGACATCAAAGCCGCAAACTTCCACCCCACCGTCAAACCACTAGCCCTCATGCGCTACCTCTGCCGCCTCATCACCCCACCCAACGGCACCGTCCTCGACCCATTCGCAGGATCAGGAACCACCCTCGTCGCAGCAGTTCAAGAACAATTCAACGCCATAGGAATCGAACTCACCGACGACTACCTGCCCATCATCCACGCCCGACTCAAATGGGCAGAAGAACAGGCAACACTTACACCACAAAACGACCAGTTGGCTTTCGACCTATGAACCTGCTGTCCGACGACGAATTTGTTCAACTCACCGCCCAAGAACAAGACGAATACCTCAAACTTCTTGAGGCTGACCTCACCGCATGGCGGTTGACCGGCAACGTCCGGCAGGAACGAGCGAACATTCTTGTCAAAAAAACCGATTGGTTGCTGTATGGCGGCGCGGCCGGTGGCGGCAAAAGCGAACTATTGGCCTTCCATGCTCACGAACTGTCGGTGAAGTATCCTGGCCATCGCACTCTGCTGGTTCGTACCGCCCTGCCGGAACTACGCCGGTCGCTCATCATCCGCTCCCAAGTCCGATACGCCCAACTGGATGTCGCCGCTCAACTGCGCTCCATCGACAATGTGAAAGCCTGGTGGTACGACAACGGTTCCATCATCGAATACGGCTATTGCGCTCGAGATGAGGACGTCGGCCAGTTCATGTCAGCCGAGTACGACTTCATCGGTTTCGATGAAGCAACCCAGTTCACCCCGTATCAGATGCTGATGATGTCGGGTCGTCTGCGTACCAGCCGCAAAATGACACAGATGGGTGTCCGAACCCATGTCATGTTTGCCACCAACCCCGGCGACAAAGGCCATACGTTCCTTTACAAGATGCTGGTGCAACCCACCAACAACGGCCAATACGCCGTCGTTTATGATGTTCGTAACGGTTTCGAGAACCCGGACATTGTGCGCCGAGTGGAACTACCGTTCGACAACGCTGAACTGGCGGGAACCGTCATCCCGCACGACCCCAACGATCATCTTGTCGTCGCGTTTGTCCCATCGACGGTAGACGACAATCCACACATCGACCCGTCGTACCGCAAACACCTGTCGATGCTTCCCGAGACGGAACGCAAACAGAAACTTCTCGGTGACTGGGACACTTTCACCGGACAGTATTTCACCGAATTTCGGCGTGATGTTCATGTTGTCGCTCCGTTCGAAATACCAGCCGAATGGCCCCGCTATCGAGGGATCGACTTCGGAACCGCAAACCCCTATTGTTGCCTATGGGGTGCGTGGGACCCGGCAACCGGAACGTGCTACATCTACCGTGAGGCATACCAAAAGAACTTGACTGCCGCCCAGCAGGCGTCGCAGATCAAAGAGATGAGCAAGGTAGACGCCAAACCGGAGCACATCACAATGAGTGCTATCGACCCGTCCACGTTCTCGAACGTGTCCGGTTTGGGCACGACGGTCGCTTCGGTCTACAACAGTCTTGGGGTGCCGGTCGTCAAAGCCAAAAATGCTCGTATTGCAGGCTGGCAGAACGTGCGCCGCTACCTCCAACCAGGTGAACAGTCCGGTGAACCGAAAGTCAAAATCTTCTCCACCTGCGAACATCTGCTCCGCACCCTCCCAGCGATGCGACACGACCGAGTTCAAGTGGAAGACATCGACACCGACGACGAAGATCATGCGGTGGACGCCCTCCGCTATCTGTTAGCCTGCCGACCGTACAATGAGATCACCCGCCGTAAGACCAAGAGTCCGGTGGATGCTGAAGGGAGAGTGCAAAAGTTCATGGAGAAACTTGACCGTTCCGCAAAGAAAAGGCGCTGGTAATGAGACTTGTTGACAACTACAACTATCTGCCTGGTTGCTGCTGGCTGTGCCGAGGCGTAGCCAAACCGATCATCGACACCGAACTGGATTTGGATGGGGTGAACAGTCCCGACGATGCCAACCCGTCAGCAATCAACCGGTTCTACATTTGTGCCGACTGCGGCATCGAAATCGGCCGTATGGTCATCAACAGCCGCAGTCTCGAGATCAACCGGTTGGGCGACCTCCATTTGGCGCGCAACATGGCTGAAGAACAAGCCGAACGAGCAGAACTTGCGGAA